ATACTTCTGGTGATATGTCATTTGTACTTCCCGGAAGTTGTAAACCACCTTCTATGATTACAATGGTTTCTGTTGAACTAGAACTACTAAATCCTCTATCATTACCTCTATTAGTATTACCTACTCCACTATCCGGCTCAGTTGTACTCCCACTATCATCGCCACCACCAAATAACAAATTACCTAAAAATGGTATATTTTTTAACCATTCCACAAAGTTACTAAAAGCATCAGTAATTGAAGTAAAGAAAGCTGTTAATCCATCCCATGCAGGTTGTAATGTTGATGTTATAAAAGCCCATGAATCTGTAAAGAAACCTGTTATTCCATCAAATGCTTCTGTCAATCCCGTAGTTATATTATCTAAGGCAGTTGTAAATGATTCTGATAATACTAAACTTACACCGCTAAGATCAATATTAAATAATTTAAGAACTCCATGTATTAATACTAAAACTTCTTTAATATTATTAAGCCCAATTCCATCAAACCAATTCCAACTTAGCCACCATTGTGTAAGTGTACCAAATGGATCAGTTAAAAATCCTATTAAAGTATTTCCTATAGTAGATCCCCATTGTCTTAAAGGTGGAGCTAATAATTGATACATTGGTAATGCAATATTTCTTAATAGATATATCATTATTGGTCTTAGGAAAAATCCTATAAAATCTCCAAAAGGTCTAAGTATCATCATTACAGTTGTATTAAATAATTTCATCATAGCTTGTAACATTGGGGATGATTGTATCATTAAACCTGTTATCTGTTTCATCATTTTTTGAATACCAATTATACCAATAGCTATGCCACCTAATTTAGCCATATTTTTCATCATGCCACTTGCACCACCTGCACCACCTGCACCACCACCTAATTTACCTAACATTCCAGTAATTCCCCCACCTGCTGAACCACCGGAACTACCACCAGATGATCCACCACCTAGTTTATTTAATCGTGATTCTAATTCTCTTATTTTTGAGTCATCTATTACAACTTTTAGAGTATATTGCTCACCCATGATATATAAAATTAACCTATCTATTTAAATATAACTAACTTTTTAATGGCGTATCATTTAGCCATGTTTGTTTAACGCCCAAATTATCGAACATATTACTTATTAACTCTATATTTATAGAAATTGTATTAATCAAATATTGGGTAGGTTGCCTATCAACCTGCTCTTTATCCCATTTAAATAATAATGCACAAACAGCGTAAACGTAATTTACTATTGCTTCTGGTCTAGAATCTTGTCCAAGCTTCCCCCACTTCCCATCCCGAGATTGTTCATATAAATCTCTAAAGGGAGTATCTCTAGCATTTTGCCAATAATGGCGGTCATCTCCTTTGCTCCGACCTTCTTTACCTCTGTTTGATTTAAGAAATCAAATGATTCACTTTTAACTGCAATTCGTAATAATCTATCTGCAAACTGATTAAAATCTAATGCACCTGCACTAGTTGATTCTTTAACTATTGTTTGAAATTCTCCCCACGGAATATCATCTGCAAATTGAATTTCAATATTTTTATCATCTATTGGTAAAGTTACTTTATGTAATTTCATATAATTGATATTAATTTAATAATTATATAAGTCTATCTATGTCCAGTTAAATATTGCGGTTGCATCAATAGATGTTGCAACTATACTTCTACAGGTGAAGTCAAATTCTTGAGTTATTAAATCACCGGGAGCAACTGTAGGTGTTCCATGTTTTGAAAGACCAACTCCTGAAAACAATAATGTTAAACTTCTTTCAGCGGCATTAGTTAATCCATTTGTAATTGTAACTTCAAAACTTGCTATTTCTCCTCTAGCAACTACAATGTCTAAAATATCAGCGTTCTCAAATGCCATAGTAACTTTACCTGTCATTTCTAATAACTGAGGATATGCAGCTGAAGCATCTGCACTTCCGAGTGAATATAATAATTTTTGATTTCTATTTATTGTCAAATCTAAATCTTGTACTTTAGATAAAGTTGATCCATTAGGCATTTCTACAGTTGAATGAACAAAATTCATAGCAGTAAAAGAAGCATTGTTTGGTACTGTGGAATCTAAACTTGTACTAATTGCATCTTCTTTTCCCCATACAAAACTTTCTGTAACGGAAACTGGATTATCAATAGATGTTTTTAAATTAACACTTTCAACTATACATCCTTTAGCATTTCTTACAACATTTTCCCCTGTTAAAGCAGCTCCAAATTCTAAATGTTGTGATTTTGCTGTTCTTATATTTGCATTAAGAGTTGGATCACTTTTCCAAATTCTTTTTACTTGTGTATTATTAGTTGTATTATCTTGTGTTACAGGGTTGTTAAATAGTCCAGTTAAAAAATAAGCATTTCCTAAAGTATATTCAATAGTACAAGCACCAGCATTTTTTCCGTAAAGAAATGCTTCTACTTCAGGCGTATATAATTGAGGAAGTGAAACTTGATTATTAGACCATTCAAGTCCTGATATTTTAGAATCAAAGCCAAAAGCGTGTTCAACTGTGCCACCTGCTTTAAACGTATTTTCAAAGGATCTAATAACGTATGCACTACTAGCACTACTAACCATGTATAAACACTTATTAGATAGTATTTAAGAATTATGGATTCAATTTTATGGCACTTACGCTTATGAGGTAACGATATAAGTTTCTGTATTCTTCATTCAATGAAGTTATGCCTTCTGGTAACATTTGTATATATGTACGATTATTTATGGTAGGAACAACGTTAGTTTTTAATATTCTCATTATTTCATTAACTAATTGCATTACCCTTAATTCTGATTCACTAGTTCTAACGTCTATAGATATGGAAACATCGTGAAGCCAATCATAAGTAAATTTTGTAGCATCTGTGGAGTCACCTTGCATAAGACTATATATCTGTGGGTTTTCAGCATCTATGCTTATAATTACTTGATTATAATTTCTACTGCCTAACCCCACATTTTTCATATTCCATTGTGTTTGAAATAGTGGTTTTGCTCCACCACTAGCCTTCCACTTACCATTAAGTAATGTAATTATATCATTAGCAAAATTTAAGCCTATAAATCCATCTGTCATTTAATATTACCTACCTTTCCCATGAACTTATCTGCTTTCTTTACATATTTATTTATTGTTTTACTCAATTTAGACACCTTACTAAAGAACTTTCCAATAGCACTTTTTTGACTTTTTGCACTTGAATTACCTCTTGTTGATATAACACCTCGTTTAGAAATAAGGGCTTTTATTCCTTTTTTCATAAATCTTTTTGGCTTAATACCTTTATTATTAATTTTTCTTAATATTTTCCATGTTACAGCGTTTAATTCTTCTTCTTCACTTATTCCTAATTTTCCTTCTACCCATAACCTGAGTGCATCAAAATTAACCCATTTTCCCGGTGGAAGACCAAATTCTACAAAATAGGCATAAGGAGTATCTGCTACAACAGTTTTAAAAGAACCCCAAAAATCACCTCTTATATTTTTTCTAAGATTACCTGTAAACGTTATATCATCCATTCCAATCTGTTTTTGTATTTTTTGTATTAGTTCTTTTTGTATATCATCTGTCATTCTGTTAATCTCTTTTAAATTAGATTGATGTGCTTCTTCTTTATCTTTTTTTGTTTGAAAAATAGTTTGTTCTTTAAAATTAGTTTCATCTCTATATTCTTGTTGTTGGTTTCCTGCTTGTTGATATGCCCTACCTGCTTGTTTAGCTTTTTGATTTGCTTTTTTACCTGCTTTAGCTCCTTGTTTAGCTGCTTGAGATGCAGTTCTAGCTGCCATTGAAGCCATTCTTACTGCCATCACAGCACCTCTAGCTACAAAAGATGCTATAGCAAGTGGTATAGCCATATCACCATGTAGAAGTTATTTCGCTTCTACTCCATATTATTTGATCAATTTCTTTTTGCCATCTATCCATTACTTTGTTTTTATCAATGTTACCTTCCCCACCGTAAGCAATTTGTGACATTTGGAAATCAGTTGACAATATATCAAGACAGGTCATTAGTTTACAGGCTTTTTGAATATCTCTTGGTATTGGTTCTGCAACGTCTTTAATGCCCTCATTATCTCCCCCGTATCTGTAAGTTACCCTAAATCTATTAGTTCTAAGTATTGTGAACAGATAACCTCTTAAATAAATAATACCTTTAATTTCTTGAAAATATATAATTTGATCTTCATTTACACCGTTACTTGTTGGTGTTTCATCTGCCCATTGACCGCCATCCCAAATCTCAAACTTATCCCCTTTTGTGGAATCAAATGACCTAAGATTTCTTTTTCTTGGGAACAAAGGCATACCTCTACCCCAATCATATAACTTGTTTACACTAAATTCTTCTGTTACTTGTTTGTTTTCAAGCCATGTATGACCTGTTAATCTGTCAATTCTGTCCTCGTTGTCCATTATATTTTCATTAATCATTGAAGTATTTGGATCAGTATTAGGGTTAATAGGTATTCTAAGCCAGTCAGATATATTAGTAGCAGTACAATAAGTAGGTGTCCTAACCATATATAAGCCTTGAGTTAATGTTATTTAAATTATTCGTAAAGTACATTAAGGCTTAAAGTGCCTGTAACGTCAGCATAAAGTTTTGTAAAATTTAGGTCTAAATCAGAATGAACTCCTGTTCCTGCAACAAGTCTATATATTTCTGGTGCGGTATTATTTGCACCATTATAAAATATAACACTACCTGTTCCTGCTGTTGCTGGTATTACTGCTTTTAATTTACCTGATCTATTTACTACTACTCCATCAGCAGTTATTAATTTACGAGCATTTCGTGCCATAATATAGAATATAAAAAAGAAGTGTTATATAAGGTTTCTCTTATACACCACGGATAATGACGGTCATAGTACAGGTATTGTTTGCAGCTACATTTGCACTTGTAGTTCTTACTCTACCGTTGATTTTTGCAGTAGCGGCATCTGATCCAGCTGCCTCTACGAACTGATAAGTATTCAATGCAAAGTCATTAGTTTGTTCAATAATACATGAATAGACTTGTCTAAAGCCTACTTGTGTAAAATCACAAGTAACTAAACCACTTGCAAATTGTCCTGTTCCAGTAATTGCAATATCACAAACCATCTCTTTTTCTACACCAACTCCACCCGGTTTAATGGTGTGGGATCTATCTGCATTTAAGTGCTGATATTTGGCGTTTGTTGTAATAGTTACTGCCATAGTAATGTTTTTTTATTTTACTAATATATAAATATTATTATATATTGATATATAATTCTTATTCCATATAGAAAATTTTTTGAAATTAAATAAAAAAATAAAAAAAAGGTTTGTGTTTTATCTAGATTCCTGAAGCAATATCTCTAATCTTGGCTTGTGCTTTGAAGTTTCTACAAGTTGTTTCACCAAGCATATTATACAAAGCTCTATCTGTGAAAGCTTCGTTAATGAATGGATAACCTTGTTGTCGTTTTCCTGCTTCGTAATAAACGATTGGTTTGAGTATTTGCATACCTAACAATGGTTTGTTTGGAGCATTTTTATCTGCACTAGTGTTTAAGATGAATAAGTCATCTACTGATCCCTCTGCTGATTGGGTGGTATCCTTTGAAGGAATGAATGGAAGTCCATATATTGTGGATATATGTAATCCTGCACCTGTTCCAGTAAAGGTATCAACACCGTTGACACCAACACTAAATTCTGTTCTCAAGTCGGCTGTGTTTTGGATACGGTAAGCGTTCATGTAGATTGATTGAACTTCGGAGTATGTGTCCTGTCCACCAATCATTACAGTTGGCTCTTTTCCAGCGGCAATTCTAATATCTGCAAGTGTATCTCTTAATACTGCATCTGTCAAGACATCTGCTGTACCTAGAGTACCTGAAGGTGATTTTACCGTGGAATCCCAAGTACCTGCACCTGCATTTCTATCTACACCTGCACCGTTAGCACCCTTCCAAGGGTTATAAAGGTCGGTAAGATTTGCGTGTGCTTCGAATTGTTGTTCAGCGTGTGAAGCAACAATGACATCTAAAGATTCAAGATTTAATCTTTCAAGTGCGTTGGTTGCAACTACATCAGTAGGAATTGCAGTAAGCATTTGATTGACTCTTTCTTTGAATTGATCACTTGCGTAAACTCTTTGTTGTGCGAGGCTACCGTAGTTATCATCTCTAGAATTGTCTACTAATTGTTCCAATAACTCAGAGGCTTCGAATACATATTGTAAGGTTTTTGGTTTACAGGTAATCTCTTGGACTACTGGCTTTACTGCACCAGCGATAGCTCCACCTTCGATAGTTCCACCGAGTCCATCTCTTGCACCTGCGACAGATGCTAGATTTGGAGCTTTGGATTGGAAGATACGCCATCCAGAGAAATCCCAAACGTACTTTGGTAGAGCTGCGAATATGTTTGCTTCCATATTGAAGTTTGCCCATGCCATAGCACCGAATAGTGGGTTATAGTTGCCACCTGTTCCGGGATCTGTTGTACTGAAACCTGCTTTTAAAATCTCGTCAGGAGTTCTGTTATAGGTATAATTTACTAGTTCATCAATAGAACGTAGTCCTAGATAAGTAGACATTTTAGTATCCACCCGGAAGTCCGTTACCGAACTCTCCTGATTCTAGTTTGTTATATGCTATAACGAGTGCATCTTCTGCACTTGAAGTTTGACCACTCCAACCGCTAGAAATAGCTTTAAGGATTTGGTATCCTGTTGGTATGGTTGTTTCTTCTTCCCCTTTTGATTTCAAAAGTGGTCTAACCGTTTTTACAATTTCGTATTCAGAACTCTCAGATTTTTTAACATCTTCTTTTTTCTCATCTTCATCCTCTGTTTTCTCAACTTCTTCCTTTTTATCATCTTCTTCACCATCTGCTTTACCCATAGTTAGACTAGGAGCATCAGTTTTTGGGGATTCACCTTTTTGAGGTGGAACAATAGAAGCTTGATCTTTTGGAGATGGTGCATAGGTATTTCCTAATTTGTCAGGATCACCGACATCTGTAGGACTTGATACTGCCGGAGCTTGTGTATCATCCTCTACACCTTGATCAACCGGATTTTTATTCTGCTCTTTAATCAAGGTTTCAAGACCATCAAATCGTTTCTCGAAAGAATCGATTCTAGATTCTTGTGCTTTGACTAATTGTGCAAGAATAGATGTGACTGAAGTGTCAACATCATCTGATTTTTGAACTTCAGAAACTTGTGTTTCTGTGGTTTGTTCTTCTGTAGTCATGTTGTAATATTACAAATTTTTTATAGTATATAAATATAATTGTTAAAAATAGAAAGAATTGTAAACCTATTTTTGGTATTTTTTATGTAATGTTTTTAGATATTGTATGGTTTCTGCTTCTTCTAATGCTTCTTTTACAACGGATACCCCAAATTTCAATATTAATTCAACAGGTGTTTCTATTTTAGTAAGGTCTTTTACTCGTCTTTCACTTGTTTCATGTACCATATTGCCTTCTATTTTTGATTGTTTTTTAGATCCTGCTAATGCACTTGGAGCTTCAAACTTGTTTACATTACCGTTAGAATCTGTCATTGTGTTTGGTTTTTGTCTTGGTTTCATAGGGAACTCACCTTTGGCATTTATTTCTCCTATTGGTTGATCTTTTGTAATTTCTTTACCGTTAATTTTATCCTGTTTGTTTCTTGCTTCTTCTTCTACACTTTCAGGTGTACTTGGTATGTGGTCTTTCTTAATTTTAGCAGGTATTTTTGGTATAGTTGCCATTAAATCGTTTGTTTCTTTTGGACTTCCCGTTGCTTCACCTACGTTTTCTGCTCTTGTTTCAGCGGCTCGATTAACTAAATTTTGGTTATTCAATTTTTCTATTTCTTCTGGTTTATCAAATTGTTTGTATTTATGTTCTGCTTTTGATAACCCACATATATCACATTCTTCTCCCCCATCACATTTGTATTGGTGGTTATCAAGGTCTACATCTACGTTAATATTTGTTCCATCTGCTTTATCTATGAATTGTTCTACGTCAAATTTCTCAAATTTGCAACCTAAACTAGTACATCTTATCTGTTGTCTACCATTGAAATCTTTGACCATTTTCTCTATTCCATTTGCTTTAGCAAATTTGTTTACAGATTCTACTACTGCAAATGGGTTTGCTGGTGTATCACATAATGCGATTTCATATAACTCTAATTTTCTTAATTCTAATGCCATTTTGCCATCTTTTTGAATTGGCTCTCTTTCTTTACTTGCACCACCCATAGATAGTCCTGAGTATTCTCCTTTTACAACCTTATCCCAAATTTTGTCATACAATGTAATACCTTCTTTTTTATACACTTCTCCTGTAATTAATACGGTGGCAACACCTTTGTATTCTGATTGTTCATAACTTAATACCTTGCCTACCATTCTGTTACTATGATAATCTGATATAACTGGATTTACTTCCATAAATGCTTCCATAATTTTCATAACTTCTTTGACAAAAATAAACTCTTGTTGTCTATCTATGATTTCAGCAGTAATATGACCTTTGAATATTCTTCTTTCATCTGCTGTGTCAACAGTTAGTCCTTTTGTTACAAAATCAGAAAATTCTACATATTCTGTCATGTATATAAAAAAAGTGTTATAGTATATAAAAATTGGGTTGTTCTATGACTGTGAGATGGTCGTAGAACCGTTTTGTCCTGCACGAATACCTAGGTATGTAAGTGCTGAACCAATCAAAATACCAAATACAAAGGTAAAGATTGCTCCATATTGTTCTGAAGACATTTGCACGGTTGAATCAAATAATAGCCCTTTTACTGCTCCCCATCCAACAAATAGTATTGCTGAGAACAATGAAAGTGCAACTACTGAGATTGCAATATCTTGTCTTTTTATGATTGACATAATAAAGAGGCAAAGAAACGATTATATAAAGGTGTTGATTAAGACTAAGTTATGGACTTTTATGTGTATGATAATGTATATACATTCAATAAAAGAAACCCATTTTCAGGCTCAGTTAATAGTAGATTAGAGGTAAAATCAATAGATATACCCGAAAATCGTTCATTTTGGTTCTATACTGATATGCAATATATGCAAGATAACGTCAATTTACAGAAGCGATATGTGCATATACATCCGGGAGTAGGCACTACAAACACTACTAGATTCAAAAAAGAACCTACTCATGTATCAAGAAATAACTTTTATTATAACCCTAAAGAAAAAAGAATTGAAGTAAGAACATCAATATTACCGTGGAGTAAGCCTGTATTTGCTAAAAAATGTATATATTATGGAGCAGGTTTACCTGCAAAAAAAATGTCATTAATGGGTGAATGGTATTATGATTTTGGCAATAACACAATACATTTAATCATAGATTATAACACACAAAAGATTAAATTTCATTGGGAAGACGGATATGATGAGCCATCAACTGCTGAACAATTAAGCAAAATTGCAGAATTAGAATTACAAATAAATCAAAAAGAAAAAGAATTAGCCCAATCTGAATGACTGATCTCTTGTTTGATCTCTAGTTATACCACTACCAAATTCTTCTCCGGGATTTCTTGCATAATATTTTCTTTTCATAATTTCATCAGGAGCATTTTTTCTACCCCCTTTTTTACGATAAGCATTGTGAACTTTATGTAATCTGTTCATACAAGAGTCACACATTGAGCAGTTTATCTGCCATACATCATCTAGTTCCCATCCTGCGTGTATATCACATAGTTCATAATTATGTTTCTTTGTAAGTAAACACATTAATCCCTCTGTTCCACGTTTTTCCATACATTCCCCACACATATATATCAAAGTAGATATAACCTTGTCTACCTTACTGCAACCGTAACAATACCCCTCACTATAATTATTAATTCTAGTGTGTTCATCTTCTTGAACTCTTTCTCTTAGGTTTCGTGTGTGTTGGTTTTCCTTACCTGCACGTTCTTTTAAATCATTTTTTTGTATTCTATCTTTTGCATCTAAACCGTCTTCTGTCCATCCAAATCTTTTATCTGAATCTCCCATTTCAATTATCTAACTCTTTTAATATATATAAGACTTTCTCAGGCGACACCCCAAGAGATTCAAAATGTTTTACTATATCATAAGCAGTTAAATGAGGCATATTAGACATATATGATATAACACTTTCTATTAATTCACTATCTTCGTTCATTCTTCTAAAGTTTTTAGAAACTTATCCCATTGTTTTTTAGTCATACCTTTGTTACTCAATGTTGTTCCCGTTCCACTTGCAGGGCTACCATCGCCAGTACCACCTTTGTCACTTGGTCTTGCAATCTTTGGCTCTCCGTCAAATTTCTGTGCTTCTCCTTCTGCTTTTGGTGCAGATGATTTTGTTTTGTCATTGTTTCCTGCTCCCTCATTTTGACCTACCCCGCCACCCATCATAGCCTGTTGTTTTTCAGGATTTGGGAATTGTGATATGAGTATATTGTTCTCACCGTCAAATGCTACATCAAAGCCCATTCCATATAGTTTAACGGTGTTGTCAATCTTCTGTCCTCTTACTTGTTCTTCTCTGAGTTCATCAATTTCTTCACTTGTTACTAGTTCAATCTTCCAATCATATATTTCCATTATATCAGTAATTTCATTAAAGAAATTTTCATTCAAGAATCTTTGGAACCATTTGATAGTTCTGTTTGTAAGTGTTACCTGAAGTGCCTCGTTTCCTAAACCTGCTTTAGCCTGTTCACCATAGAACAAAGGTTGAACACCATAAACTGTTGAAATAATCTGTCTTAATTCTTTTCTAAGATCGCTTAATTCTAACTCTTTAAAGTTTGGTGTAAGGTCGATATATTCAAGTGACTGACCTACGTTTTCCGTATTAAGAAGAATTGGTCTAGGCATATATGGATCTTGTCTTGCACCTTGACGTTGTTTTTCCATGAATGATTGTACTGATTCAGCATTTCTACTTCCCATTACAAGCAAAGATTTTGGTGGTCTATCCTTGTCAAAGTATTTCCACATATATTCATCTTGGAACATAAGGGATAGAACTTTTTTCCATACTGATTGAATTGGTGAATTACCATACAATACATCTGGATAATATTTTCCCGGAATCCATACTATTTCTTTTTGTGCATAATACATCTTTTTAGGACTACTAAGTGGTACACCGTAAGGAACGCTGTTGGTTTCTAAAAATGCGTTAAAACATTCACAACCACATTTAGGACATACAGGTGTTTCTAATATGGAATCTCTATGCTCATATTGTGGGCATATATATCGTGGTTTACCGTCAGCACCTACTCCCAAAGTTGCTTCATCACTTGCAATTATACTGCATTGAATAGGGTGTATTCTAATAATTTCATCTATTTTACTTTCATGTATGCTGGAAAGTGCCTGTTTTGTTGCACCTGTTTCAGGATCAGGATTGGCAAATGTCTTTAATTTCCATTGTCTTGACACTAAAATATAACAACCGTCTATAATATCCAAATCTCTTTCTGCTTGTCTTGCAACAATTTTAAGAGATTGCTGGTTGTTGTTTACTCTTTTATCTAAAAGTGTTTGTAATACCTGTCTATTTTTTGGATCTGGTTTTGTCCATTTACGAGGATTATCATTACCACAAGCACTACATTGTAACTTTTCTTTTTTACCTTTATCACCTAAATCACTAATTGGAACATAGTCTTTTAGTGGTTTTTGTTCATATTCCTTCAAACAAACAAGGCATTTATGCTCATATCTTGGCAATACTTGTAAACCATTTCTAAACATTTCTCTTTGTATAGTTTCAATAACTGCTCTTAAATCTCCTACATAATCTGCTAATTCATACATTCTGTTTGGTGACATACGCCACATTGGAATTTTACTTCCGTCAGGTGTGTCTAGGAACGGATATGGTGTACTAGCCCTAGAATTTGAGTGTAAATACTCGTCATTTATGGCTTTTCTCATATCATAATGGTCTTGGGTAACACGATTATAGTCGTCTTTTTCTACCACACGGTAGTTTCTAGGATCTATATTATCCCTAATCTTACCAAAGAACCCCATATTGTACCAAAGTGTGTCAAACTATTTAAAGATTTTAAACGTATTCTTCTTCACAATCTTCGTTACTACAAACCAACAAATCTTCCCCTTCAAAGACAAAATCAGTATGTATTAGGTCGCCTTTTTTACAAGCTTCACATTTCATTGTATATATTCTTTAGAATACCTTATATAACAGTTTCTTCTTTTTCTGCTTTCTTTGCTTTTGCCTTATCTGCCTTGCGTTTCTTCTCTAATTCCTCTGCAACCTCTTGATCAACTACACCTGCTTCACTTAGACCAAACATTACTTCAATTTGACCATGTTTAGGACTGTCTACCATTTTACCCATTCTGTATGCACCTGACTTTTTGAAATATACCCTATATGTAGACTTGTGTGCAAGAACTGTTCCCCCGATTGCTGTCACAGGATCTCCATAGAAAACTCCGGGATTAATCATTACTTGATTAGTCCATATAATTGCTATATTATGAAAGTTAGCCATATTGGAAGCCATAGTCAAAAACTCATCCATATATTTTTGTCTTTCAGATAGCATGGCTCTGCCGCTAAAGTCCTGTCTAAACAATCCTGTGGCACTATCGATTACAATTAGTTTTATTTCTTTATCTTCAACTAATAGTTTCTCAAGTTCCTGTAAAATTAAATATTGATCTGCTGAATTATATGCCTTTGCTCTGATTATATTTTCAAGTGTTTCGCTTCCATCTAACTCTAATGATTCTGCAATACTTTCTATTCTTGTTGGCTCAAACGTTCCCTCTGAATCTATCCAAACACATTTTCCCTCAAGACCGCCTTTGTCTTTTGGTAGTTGAACCCTTACTGCCATAGTGTGACAGAATTGTGTTTTGCCACAACCAAACTCTCCATATATTTCCGTTGTTGCACCGCACTCTATTCCACCTGTAAATAATTTATCTAATGCTTTTGTGCCAGTTGAAATTTTTTCCAAAACTTCATCTTCTTTTTTAGCATCTAGACCTGATTGAAATACGGGCGAATCGTCATACTTATCTCTTGCTTTTTTAAATAATTCCATAGCAGAAGTATTATCTATTCCTAACATCTCTGCAACTTTAGGTGGGGGAATAACAAATAATTGCTCTACCGTAGTGATCCCATTTTTTTCAAATTTCTTTGCTGTGCCATCTCCTATTCCTTTTAGTTTGGTTATATCCACAATTCTTTAATATCACAAACACTATTTAACTCTATGGCAACTGCTACAGTCTATACAATATCTGACGGGGTAATTGTTGAACAGTTTGACATTGATTACAATTATGCCATTGGTGAATATCATGGAAAACGAAATAGAAAAGGAACTTACTACATAGCAAGAAAAGGTGTTGCTATTCCTTTTCCTGAGAAGAATCGGAATCTGAAGAATGTGTTTCATCAGCAGGATCGAGAGCAATCTTCTTAATCTCATCAATTAATTCTTCTTTTGTAAAGTCTTTATTTTCAATGGCTTTTTTTATATCCTCTTGAGATTGCTTAATTACTTTAACTATGACCTGCTGTTTATGTGTAAGTTCAGTAAAGGCATTTGTTACAACATATAATGCTCTACCCAAATCATGTGATTTCATCTGACCTATTGGCATATCTACAATTACTGCTGATGCACTTTTAATTGAGTTGTAAGGTATTTTTTTTAAATCCTGTAATTGTTTTTTAATATGCGGGTTGATAATTACCATAATAATAACAAGATAGACTTTGTTATAAAGACTACTATGATCATGATCATGATCATACTTTGATACAAAAAGAGAAAAGTATCTACATAAGACTTATATTAGACGAATTGCTTAAAAAATTAATTTAATGAGCTAAATATTTTAAATTTTTTAAAATATGACTATATGATCATACTTTATATGAGTATATGATCATAGTTTTTAGGCTCATAGTATATAAATACAGTATGATCATGATCATAGTCGTGATCTACAATCTTTAAATTATTGTAAATCCTTTGTTTTTTATGAAAAAATGGAAGCCACAGAATTTCAGATTCATAAATCGGGAAGATTCTGACGAAAAAGGAGTATGCTATGAAGAATCTAAACAAACATGGGTAACATTACATCATCATATTAGTGAAGATGATTTGATTAATACCTCTGTTGAAGAAAGTGTGCATCAGGCATTATCAATATGTGGTTTAAGTTTAATATCAAATTTTGAACAAGAGGAATGGTTTGTTGAACAAATGTTTTGGGCTTTAAGTGATTGGATTATTAACGATTCATAAACAATGTATATATTGTGAGTATTATTGGAACCACACCGAAAACTATAGCAATTTTTTGTTTTTGTGACATTTTATTTTTAGTCTTTATTTCCTTTATTGCATCTGCAACTGCCACATGACTATTATATGAAGACTTTAAATCATTAACTTCTTTCTTTAAATCTTCTATTTCCTCTGTAGTTTCACTATGCAGTTGGTTCATAACCCTAAATATATTATTAATTTGATCAGTTATAGAACGGTGAAATTCGTCATTTGAAATCATTGTACCTTAATAAATGTATTGGTCTATTTAAATTTAGCAATACTTTTCTATTAGTGTTCTACAGGCTTCTGCTCGTCTATCATACATATCCCCTTTTGAAGTAGACTTTTGGGTATATAATTCAAATAATTTTTTCCATTGATCTTCATGTGGATCTTTTGTAGTCATAAACATTAATATGTAGGCAGATATTTAAACTTATCATTATGACTAAACGACTAACCTGCCCAAAATGTAGTGCAGATAATCATTTTGGAAATTTAAAATGCAAAGAATGTCAGGTTGAACTATGAACTATTGTCCTGTTTGTGGTTCTGCTACTGAACAAGCCGAAGCTTCTGAAAGAGAAGATGAGGCATACCCAGATGTATATTTCTTAGATGTAGTTTTGTTATGCTCCAAATGTGATTTGGGATGGAACTGTATAGGAACTAAAAAGAAATGATAACTAGAGGGTGTGTAAGGTGCAAGGAATTATTTGAATATAATGGGGATTATGGTGTTGGCAGGGGAACAATGACTAGAAGATACTGTGACCAATGTAAAATTCTTCAGCATAGAGATGAAGCCATATTATATCAAAAACGAAAAAAGTTAAATAATACTATTATTTAATTTATATATGGGATCAAGAAATACAATATTGGAAGACGGTTTACAAAAACTGTTGGATCAATGTCCTTATATAACATTAGACTCACGTTCAATTAAATTAATTATAGAGTCAGGCGACTTTAATCAGGTAATTTCTGAATACAACGCCTCACCCCAATTAGAAGACGTAGGCATAGACATAACAACAAGCGGGGGAACATTAGAGAAAATCAAAAAAATTGCAAAGAAAAAACCAAGAAAGAAAAAACAGTCGTCAGATTGACAATTTAGTTTATATACTACAATTTCAAACCACAAATATGAGTTATGTTGAATTTAATGCTAAAAACCTAGCCCGTATGCTAAGTATTATGAGTGACTATTTTGGGAAGAAAGAAATGAGTGAAGATGATGTAGAGTTACGAAAGAAACTAGAAGTAATGCACAAGTCAGAGATAGAATGGCAAAAGGAACAAGAGGAAGAAAGCAAAGAAGATTCAATATAGTGGCGTGAGAGCCACAAGTTATCCTGCCGGTTTTGGCGGAATTGGCGTATTTGCACACACCACGAAAATTTATATATGATAAGCACTATATTAATATTATGTCTTCTGCGGACAGTAGCCCGTGTATCAACTGTGATACACTAGTTAATATGTGCAAACAATGTCCTACCTGTGGAATCAACGATTGTTTTAGTTGATCCCATTTTTTTTCTTTTAGATAGATTTATATTACTAAAGATATATTAATGTAATATGAAGCCCATAATAATCATGTTGGCACTAATGCCTTTGGTATTAACTGCCTATGCCGAAGCACCAAGTCATGTTGATGTTTATGATTATCCCTTTAACATCACCCTGTTAGAGGGGGGTAATTTTACACTTTACAATAATGGAACAGCAAACATTAACATGGTAAGTCATGGATGGTTTGATGCAGTAGCAGTTGCAGGGGGATCAGTAACAGTTGAACTACCAGCAGAGAAATTCTTTGCTGACACATACTATGTTCAAGATGTAATGAATGATAGTCTTAGTACAATTACAATAGAAAAACCTACCCCCGTTTATGTTGCACCACCAACTCCTGAACCAATAGATAAGCCAACTGACATGACAACTTACAATGATCTTATGGTAATACCGCCACCAATTCCATACTGTGTAAATGATCCAGAATGGTGTGCAGAGTTGGAAAGATTAGAACAAGTCAATTCAACTTCAAATGAAACGACTGTAGTAATAGAATCAGATTCTAACACAGAGGTACTAAACCTAAGACTTCAGATACTCAAAGTCATTGAGAGCATATTCAAGATAGTGTTGCAATAAATATATATCCCTCTTGATGTATCTCAACCAAGAGGGGAAATGTGTTAAAGAG